TAATTATGATTTTTTGAACAATAAGAAACGGTTAGGAGCAAATCCTTCAAAACCACGTTCAGTACGGTAGTTACAACGTAACTCATCTGTTTCGTTAGTTTTGTTTTGTAGAACTGCAGAACCAGTTAACCAGTGCTCCATCTCACGAGAGTATCCGTTAGCTGCTTTATATCGCATACGTAACGAAGGAATCTTCTCACCAGAACGAGCATCTTTTTGTGAATCCATAGGGATACACATACCGTAACCATTGTAGTTAAATCCAGTACCACCTAATAAGTCAGGACGGTTAAATAGGTCGTAAGTTTTCTTGTGGAAAGTGTAACCACCACGAGAGAACGAGTTGAAACCTAAGTTCAACGCCATGTCTTTGTTATTAGCGAAAGTACCATAGTTAGCACCACCAGCAGCGTAAGCTCCTTGTGCAGCTAATAAGTCATCAATATCTAAAGATAAGTTGATACCAGCGTAAAGAGCCATCTCTTTTGAACCTCTGTATTTGTCTAAAGACTTAACAGCAGCATCAAAGTCAGCCATTGTAATTGCTGAAGAACCAAGACCCATAGTTTGACCTTTGTTTTCAATAAATGGTAAAAGACCTTCAGTTGTTACAATAGAAGAACCTGTTGCGTCATCAGCAGCACCATCACGTAAAGTACCATCACCAGACTGACCAATAATCATTGCTAATTCAGCATAATCTTGGAATCTTTGATAAGTATCAGCCTCACCTTGTAGGTACCATAAGTAACCAGAACCAAACTCAGGAGAGTTTACTTTTACATAAACAGCGTTAGTTGCCTCAGAACCAGAAACAGTGAAAGATTCTTTAATAATCTGACATTTGTTTTGGTATTGAGTTACACGAGGCGTAATACCAACTGGTTGACCAGTTTGCTCTGCATAAGCATTACCTACTATAGCGTAAGCTTGAGAAGCTTTAGTTGCAACAACAGCACCATTCATATCTTTTACGGTAAAGTCGTTGTCGTTACCTAAAACTGCTGTTACATAGTACATGCTGTTATCAGCACCTAAAATTAAATCTCCATCACGAAGAGCTGAGTTTCCAGCATCACTAGAACCATCAGTAAATCCGTCAGCAATTTCTAACTCACTAGATGCAATTTCTGCCTCAAAGTGATTATGAAGAAGAGTTTCTTCATAGTGCTCAAAAGTTTGAGCTGTTGTTTCTTTTTTAGAACCTAAAAGTTCCATTAAGCCAGTAATACCTTGATTACCGTATCGCTTAATTAGTTGCTCATCCACATCACGTTTATGTAAAGGTACATTTGCTGCTGTTCCGTCAGAAGACGCTAACAAAGTAGCACTACCAACATAGTTAGATGTAGTTGCAACTGCTACATTAGAAGGAGTAGGCACCATAGTAGGTGACGTTCCTAAACTTACACTTGCCATTTTTTTATATTTTTAAAATGATAATTAATTTATTTTTCCTTAACCAAGTATTTGTCGTCTCAACATGTCGAGAGTTGACTCTTGCTTTGCAGGAGCTTCTTGTTTATCCTGAGTAAACGAAGGGTTCTTAATCTCATTAATTACGCTTTCTGTTCCTTTACTTCTATACTGATTAGCAACACCCCTAACAATCTTATCTATATTGTTTAAGATGTACATATCCGTATTTAAAGCGTCAAAGTCCCAGTCACCACTTTCATTAACATACTTGTCAAAGAAGTTTTCTAGGTTAGAGTTATACCCTTTAATCTCCTGACGAGCTTCGTCATCAAGATTGTAAATAAACTCTTCGCCTTGGTCATTCATTTCAAATGATAAACCATCGAGGTCATCGACCTCAGATTCCATTTGACCTAACCATTCACCTCTTTCTGCTTCAGATATTCCAGGATCATCTGCTTGCATTGGCATAGCATAATCTTCCTTGATCTGATTAAAGTAGTCTCTAGCAGCTTTAGCGTCCTTCATAAGTTGAACCTTACCAGCGTTGGTTTCTCTCTCACTATAAGCCTCTTTGTCTGTTTTGTACGTTGTCGCCATATAATCATTTAACTCTGCATCAGTTAAATTTGGATTATCTAATCTTAGATACTCCTTCATTAAAGCGTCATCAGACACGTTGGTTAAATCAACCGTTTGAGTGTTTAGGTAATCTTGAACTGTACGACCAGTATTCTTAACATACTCATTAATAACTTGAAGCTGCTCGCTAGCAAAGTCATTGCTTTCTGTTTCTGTACTAGTAGTCGTGTTAAGATCATCAAATGATGTTAGGTCTCGCCCAAGCTTTTCGCTAAGGTATTGTAAGACAACTTCATCATCACTGATTTCCTCACCCTCTTGTGGTTGACTAGTTTGAGGTTGTTCCTCAACGTTAGTAGTTTCTTCAGTATTTAAAGAACTCTCACCTGTCAAGTCTATAACGTTAGATTGCTCCTCTGCTACAGGTTGCTCTGACTCGACTGCTTGGTTTTCATCACCAGTCAAGTCAACGATATTTTGTTTAGATTCAGGTTGTACAACCTCGCCTCCAAACTGTTTTACTAATTCATCTCTTATATCCATTGTCTTAAATTTAATTTATGTTATTTTCGCAAATATAAACTATTTTATATTAATGTCAAACTATTGAGGTATGTTTTGATTCTCACCTAAAGGACCTCTATTGCCTTGTCTCTGTTCAATCATCTGAGATTGATTCATAGCAGACTGCTCTTGGACAGCTTTACGAACCTCTCCCTGAATAGACGCAGCACCCTCTTTACCAAGGTTACTAAGCTCTATTTCCCTCAACCTTCTTTGATGCTGAGATTGTTCAAACTGTTCTTTTAACTGAAACTCTAATTGTTTAAGTTGCATATCAGCTTGAACTTTAGCTTGAACACGAGCCTGTTCTATCTGCATCTCAGTCTGCAACTCTTGTTGCTTTAGCTGTGCAGCTTGTTGAGCAGACTGCTGTTGTAGTTCAGCGTTTTGCTTAGAAGCTTCTTGTGCTTGCAATTGCTGCTCTTCTTGATATTTCTTCCTTCTTAAAACAAGCATTTGATTAGCCATCTTAATATTCTTAATAGATCTAATCATAATGGCATCTTCTAATCTAATTTCTTTCTGAGCTATAGATGCTTGTATATTCTGCTCCATCATCTGCTTCTCTTCCTCGCTAGGTGCAACATCTAGTGTTATACCAAACTCGTGAATAGAAAGCTTCTTCATCATATCTATAGAGTACATTGCAGTATCACCTATAACGTTAGCATACATCTTATGTAACCCTTTAAAGTTTACTAAATCTTGCATACGAACAGTTATGCTTTGAGAAACTCTTGTTGTAACGTTAAGATAAGCATCGTTAATATCTCTAGTAGCATTGTTAGATGCTAATAGAGATAGTTTTTGAACTCCTACCAAAGCTTCGCTAGATGGCTTAGAAGCGTCTCTAGATTCGTTTACACCAGTCACATCACGAATCATTTGCATGTTGTGATTATAAACACCTATAAGAGTGTTAAAATCACGACCTATACCATTCTCTAACTCCTGAATTGGCATAGCCCCAGTCATCTGACCTTCATCATCTATACGTCTGTAATATATATTACCAGTTTGATCGTATATCTCTTGAAGCTCCATAGGCGTAAATGTACCACCATCACCTTTTGAAACGTTTTCCAAAGAACCTATTTCAAAAGCCGCACCCTTTGGTCTAGCTTTAGCTAAAGTATGTTGTATTTTAAGGTGAGCTAATTGTATTTGGTCAGCAAAAGGAATCATTCTATCTACTAAAGAACGACTCTTCATTTTGTATAAGTTTGGTTGATACACTATATAAGACAACCTTGTTTCAGATAAGTTAGACTTAGCCCTAGGCATATCTTGCATCATGCCATAATTAAATATATAATCTGTTCCTACAATGTACTTACCCTTGTATATAACCTTTACTGTTTGACCTATATCTTCTCTCTTTGTTTTAGAGTTTTTAGGTTTTTTATAATTAGAAGGTTTTTTGTTTACAGAGTAACCACCAAATCTATTTTCTTTCTTCTCATATTTTAAAGAGTGACTTGTAATAAACTCAGCATCTAATATATTAACACTAAACTTATCGTAGTCATAAGTCTCGTTACCATTCTCGTAATAAGCTTGAGTGCCATAATTTGCTGGGTTATTATTTTTTCCAGCATACTCTCTAGCTATTTTAATATAATCCTCTTCACTAAACTCATCTCCAGCTTGCATTTTTAAGTCAGCAATAGTGATAGAATAAACCTCACCTGCGTGTCTTATATTTTTAAAGTCTGGTTTAGCAGAAAAAGAAGTTATAAGGTTTACGGGGTCAACGTGACGTATCTTAACACCTTCTGTTTTTGAAATTTCTGTTTTAGCAGCACATAAACCTAAAACAACAAGATCACGAATCATATATCGTTTAACCTCGTCATAGTCGTTAATATCTAAAGTGTACTCTATTGCTTTCTCTAAAGCTATTTCTACATTTTGCTTATAATTAAGTGCCATAAACATTTCAACTTCTTCAGAGCTTTCAGCAACAAACTCTTTAGGAGCTAAAGGTAAACCAGTTTCATCCTCTAAGTTTTGTAAGAAATCTTTAGTTAACATGTTGCCATACAACTGCTTTTTCTTTTCCATTCTTTCGTTAGCAGCAACAGGATCTATAGTTTTAGCTTTTATATCATAGTCTTGATTAACCATTCCGTTAACAATAACGTCAACAAACTTAGGTATAACAGATACAGGGCTCCAGTCTATATTTAAATAAGAAGAATCCCCTTGAACATCAAGAAGGTCTTTATATTTACCTACATCTTGGTTTCCCTCAGCGTAAGATCTGTTACGATTATATCGCATCTTACGATCTCTAAAATATACGTCACCATTATTATGCCACTCGTAGTACATGTTTTTAAAGTACTCAAGTCCATACTCTTTAGTAGCTTTTTCTTCGTTAGTTGCTAAAGGTGATGGATAACCATTTAATTTGTTTTTATTATTACCGTAAGTCATGATTTTATTTGTTTGCTAAACATTCCTTTGTTACTATATCTTTTAACTAAAGGAGATGACACCTTTAATTCTTTTTTAGGTTTTATATATTTCTGTGACGCTAGTAAAGCCAATGAAGACGATATACTAGCATCATACTTTGTTCTATTATCTATCTCGAACCTACTCCAATCATCAAGAAGCGTATTAAAAAAACATCTACCAATCTCTCCAGTCTCTGCGTTATACCCTACATGATCATATATATATGTTGCTATAGCCTCTGCTTGAGCATTTATAACTGCAGCACCTGATCCAGGTATACCTTTAGTCTTTTGTTTTCCTCTACTCCACTCTGTGTGAGTCATATCTGGTCTATCCATCAAGTACTCATAGTATCCTCTGTTTTCAAAATACTTTAGTATTCCCACCTTATTATTCTCTACCAATATCTGACAGCCATAGAATACGCACATCTTAATCATATCCTCGTAAAATATTTCTGCTTTAGGAGGTCTATTAATGTACTCACATACAAACTGCATAGACGCATCACTTGACATGCTAAACTTATGAAATACATGAGCAGCAGCATCAGACCTTCTACCATCGGTAGTCGTATCATGATCGTAAGGGTCACAGCCTGCAACAAGTTGATCTGATCTACCAGGAAACTTTTTATTAAATCTAGACGATACAACGTTTTGATTCTGAGCCTCTGGAACCCAAGTGATTTCCCACTTACCCTTTCTGTGAGGTATCCATATAACCTCGCTATCCTGTACGCCATTTTTCCAAACAAACTCACCCCTTGTTGTAGGAGTATTATTAACTTCGTTGTAATCCATTTGTTGATAAATTCTCTCGACATCAAATATACAACTTTGTGTATCATTTCTAAATGCCTCTTCTATAGTAAACGGAAACTGACGCTTAAACTCTGATAACGCTGTTGTATCATTCTTTAAAGCATCCCTTCTGTTTTGTATATAATCTTTAGCACCAGTATCAACAAGCATATCATCAATCCCCATTACAGGAGTCTTTGGAGTATCTACAACACTATAACCATACTCGTCAATAAATCCCTCTAGGTTATCAAACGCAGGTATAAATAACTTATACAAACCGCTCTTTGTCCTACCATTGAGATCTTTCTCTCCCATATCAGAGTTGTAGAATATATCTTTAAACTCTGCACCACCATCCTGTTGTTTATTAGCAGTGGAACCCATCATACACTTTCCAACAACCTTTCTACCCAGTAGTAAACAAGTTTGAGTTACACCCCAGTTTTTCTTAATAGAGTTTTGCCCTGTCCACTTACCAGCCTCATCATGTATAAGAAGTTTAAGCTTCATACCATCATAGCTGTTGTCTGCTGTGTTTCTCCAATCTATTATAGAATTTAAAGCTTCAGACTTTTCTATATGCTTTTGATTCTTAGTAATCTTTTTAGCTGGCTCTCTAAACGCTAGCTCTACACGAGGATTACTAGAACCATCCTGTATAGGTTGAAAGAAGAAAGGGTAGTTTCTATATATACGAACTACTTTGTCAGTAAACATAGTCTTAGCATCAGCTCCAGTTTTAGAAAGCAAACCAAAGTTACTATCGTAAATCTGTGTAGCCTGATTAACTATCTCACTACTAGCCATATAAGAAAAACCACTACGTCTGTTCTTAAGAAAACACATTCCGTAAGAGTTCTTGTCGTTTTTACACGCTTCCCAAAAAATAAAGAACGTTCTGTTAGCATCCCTATAATCAGGATAACCAACATCTATTTTACTCCACTGGATAAACATATAATGAGATCCAGTAATATAAGTAGGGATGCCATTGTTGTAAAACCACAATCCTTCTCTTCTACGTCTAAACTCCTCTTCTATGTAGTCTACATAATCTGTAGCATTATCCCTTGTTAAACCCTTTGGTATATCCTCTCTAGTCCACTTTTGTTTTTTCTTAGGGAGGTTATGATATAGTATATCTTTTTTATATCTAGGCTTTTTAGGTAGAACTATCTTTAAGTTATCAAACTCTAAGATCTCTCCTTCGTTACCCTCTATTAGATATATAGTATCACTTTTTTGCATACCGTTCAGCAAAAGACCCTTTAAAGTCTTTTTTCTCTTCTATTAAGGATTCACCTTCCTTGATTCTATCCTCAAGGTTTTTTATTCCTAAAAGAATTTCTTGACAAT